ATATACAAGGAGTAGTCGTAACAGCTTCTAATTTTACTGGCTGTAGTTATGGAATTGTAGTTCCTACTTTAGCCGTTGCTTGCGATCAGCTCTTAGTACAAGCGAGCCAATTTAATTGTGCTATTGCGGGAATACTTCTGCAAGGGGAATGTGTAAATACCCAAATATTGGGCAATCTATTCTTAGTAGGACTCGGTGCTAATGGATTTGGGATAAATATGCTAGCTGCAGCCCTTTTTAGCATAGTAGGGAATTCATTTAATCCTGTGGCTTTTGGGGCATCTACCGCTGTGGCAATAGGAATCAGCGGAACAGTAAGCTCACAGCCAGGGTCAATTATTGGGAATGCCATTGAAGGTATGGATTTCGGCATAGGACTTAATGCAGGATCTAATCATGTTTTAGTTCAAGGAAATACACTTACGGGATGTACTGCCTCTATTTCCGATAATGGGACTGCTAACGTTATCGTAAATAATATCGGATATAATCCAGTGGGGACATCTCCCGGTACTGTAGGGGCGTCTCCTGCTACTATTACGAATGGATCGTCTCCAGCTACCTATTATTTTAGCCAATCTGCTACTTTTACCGGCACAGTATCGGTTGGAGGCCCCATAGTCGGTAATTTGACTAGTGGGAACGTAGTGGCTATAAACTTGGGGCCCCACGAATCCTGCGTTGTCACTTGGACTACTACGGCTCCGACCTATACGCTATCGGTTCATTAATGAAGTCCTTGCTGAATTACAGTTTGTAAAAGGACAGGTTTAAGGTCAGTTTGTTCTACTGATACGCACACATACCGAGGATCGTCCTCCCAAGCCCCATTTCCTACGGACTTCTGCACTCGTTTACTGTGCATATGGCCATGGATATTTTTTGCATACCTTCGCTCCAATTGATATGGATGGACGGGAATATGGCTAAGTATGCAATCTCCAAATTCAGCTACTCCGTAAATCCTGTCGAAGTACTGGATTAGAAACTCCTCCTTCTTAGCATCATGGTTCCCAAGAACTAGGCGTTTATAGCCCTTTAAGGCTCCTAGTATATCCGCTCCTTTTCCAAAATACACATCTCCGAGATGCCACACCGTATCCTTCTCTCGGACGACGGAGTTCCATTGCTCTACTAAGTATCGATCATGTTCTTCTATAGACCTAAAAGGCTCCCCCGATGGGAGCCTTCTTTTTTCTTCCTCAAATTTAATGATATTCCGATGGCCGAAATGAGTATCACTTATGACGAAAACTTTAGCTTGGCTCATCCTCTTCAAACTCCGAGGTATCTTCGTACCCAAAACCTATCCTGCGGATATAAGTTCTCCCCCCGTCTACTCCGAATCTCCAAGTAATTTCATCAGGATTAAGGACAAGCTTATCCCCTTCCCACCTTGTATCGGGAGTAGGCTCTACTAGACAAAAATGGACTTTGAAATCATGCCTATGAATAGAAGAAATTTCTTCCCCACAAGCTGTGCATTTAGCACTATTTTTTAATATAGTCATCTAGGACTTCTCTTTAGTTATATTACTATGATTTCTCCCGGTTTCCCTAATTTCTCTCTGGCATATTTAACTGTCCAGCACCCTCCTGATTTAACGTGATCCTGGGTTCGACAATGGTAGCACATATCAAAACGCATGCCCGAGTATTCGGGAGGTAGTTCTTTTACCGTAATACAGACTACCACATCTGATTCTTCCGCAATCTTCACATTCCTGGGACGATAACCCCTAGACCAATTATAAGCTTTGGGAGGGAACTCCACAACTTTACAACCTACAGCGTGACCTTCTTCCCGTGCCCAAATATCAATTCCGCCTAAATGGCAAGCACCGGAAATAACGGTATCGGCATTATAGGTCTCAATGATCGAAGCTATGGCCCTCCGAGCCTCCATTTCAGTCTCTAGGGTAAACTTAGACGCTTCGCTTCCTACGATTCCGAGTCTCATCCTAATTCCTTCGATCCCTTTGGTTTTTCATCGTTCTTGCAGGTAATCTTGAAATACTGCTGAGCAGCTACGTGCCAAATCACAACCCCTTCAGGGTTCATGAATCCCGGAGCTGCGTAACTTCCTTTCCAAGTAAGCATCCTTGCAGAATCAGTAGGCATATACACCAGATCAGGATCAGTACTCCAGCTACCATTCCCCAGAATAGGGCCGGAGTAGATAATAGGTACCACGTGGCAGCAGGCAGGACGTACTTCTGTCCATCGACTTACATTGAACAGACTGAACCTCTTCTCCTTAAGGCCATAATTCCTACCAATCTTTTGCCCCCACCATTCCCCGTAATGGTAACCTAACCCTAATTGCTTTAGTTCTTGGGAATTTGCCTGAACCCATCTAGCAAACCCTGCGTTATCATCTTCCGGAGTGATAATGCGAGTTCTAGATTGAGCGGAAACTACCCATGAATCAATCGACTCAGACTCGGTGCCTGCGACAATTACACAAGCATTAGTTCCATCAATCTTCTCCGTAATTACAATTTCCCGATTCAGTCGAGGGATTTTACCGAAATCTTTAAAGACAGGATTTGCAGATGAACAAAGTTCGTTAAATTCCTGAATAACCGCCGTCATAATTATACTCCTAAAACTAAGCCACCTTTCGGTGGCTTTTTAGTTTAGATTATCTGCTTGGGCTTATCTTCGTCCGGAATACCACATACGTAGAGCTTGATGTTCCCATCTTTATCCGGAGTACTGATTCCCCGCTCGATGGCTGCCGAGAAACACTCCTGAGGAGTATCGAAGGGATTTTTAGGGTCATCCACCATTATTGCTGGTTGCTGAATTCCGGTATGAATATTGAACAGAACTAGGAGAAGGAAGACTTTCATTATGCATTTTCTCCAAAACAGCCTCATTAAATTCCTTTGAAACTACTTCTAAATCCCTATTAAAATATTGGCACCACCAATGGCCTTTAAGACCGGTATGTTTGCTATGAATCGCCATCCTAGGCCCACCAGCTTTATGATAGACCACATCTCCTACTTTAAATGAGCTCTCCAATCCATCTCTCCTGTTTCCCACTAAGAATCATAGGGATAAAGTACGGAACACCGTACAGTACGACCCCGCATCCCAACGTAGGTTTAAATTTATTAGCTGAGCCGTATTCGAAGACGTACGCGTGACGGTCAATAAGGCATCCCGTATTGAGTCCAAAGATAACTTCATCGTCATTTGCGATATACCGCACCCCACCATGCGCATGATGATGACCGATAACTGTGGACTGCCGATTAGCAATTGCAAGAAGCCTTGCGGCGTCAATCCCGCCCTGACTATCCCCATGCTCGTACTTGACTCCATCAATAATCCAACTTTTTCGCCACTCCCACCCATCAGGGGCATCCAGCAGTACTCTCGAGCTAAGGATAGCTTTCTTTGGAAGTCCGGCATTGAAAGCCTTCTTATAGTATCGATCTCTGTGATTGGAAGTACATACTTTCGTGTCCGGGAATTCTTCATACCAAGGCTGCAAAGCCTTAATACCAGCAGCCAGCTCGTGACCAGGACTATACCCATCGGGATCATGGGGAAATTTTCCACTAAATGCGTGCATATCCAGTTCGTCCCCAATGTTTACGGTTGTGTCTGTATCGTATTCATCTCGGACGGTCCTTACAAACTCAAATGCATCTCTATGAGCGAATGGCAATTGCAAATCGCTTATGCAGAGCACTCGATGAGTTCCTAATTTAAGTTTCAACATCTTCCTCCGGAGGATTATTGTCCCACCTAGCCTCTATAACTCCGTGGTGGGACTCTTCTAGTACATCTGCTATGTCTTCCGCTAGATTACCTGCATGATTCTCATCATCGGCTTCTACAAGTACTGATATACCTATCCAATAATCAGGCATCTTCATCTCCGACTATTTCTTTAATATCGTCTTCGGACATCCCGATTTCGATAGCAGCACGATAAGCGGGCTCAACAAGATCGAGAGTGACACCAGTATCATCCCAACGGCAGACAGTCAGCACCTCCTCTATAAGAGCCTTCACAAACCTCAGTGAGGGATTATCCATGCGGATCTACGCCGTCGCGCTCAAATACCCTAGGAACATCTTGCCAGTGACTCCAGTTTTCCTCAGCCTCTAGCCCCAATGCCGGATCACCCAATTCACGAAATTGAAGCGTCCCAATACCGCCTACGGTCCTAATATAATGATACCATCTAAATTCTACCATTTATCTAATCCTTCTCTGGACGATCACATTTGCTAAGCCAATCCTGCTGCATCTGAGCAGCAGCACCTTTCGGGGGTCTATTATCATTCAACTTTCCTACGCTCCTACCATCAATAATAAGAGCAATACAAGCAAGGGCATGATGAAGATGATTGATACCACTGTCCACAGCCACTTCTTCTCCGTCCCACCAAGCGGACAGATGGCGGAGAGCAGCGCCATAATACACACTACTGCTGATAGTCCTCTCTCTCCAATTATACGCGCCGTAGCGATTTGCTCCATTTTCAAATGCCTCCGCTAACGCGTGAATTGCGCTAGGTGGTACTAATTCTAAAGGAATCTTTTTAGCGCCAAAGACCGTTTTAGGGTTGTTGTCCGGATATTCTTTTGTATTAACATCCGTATCATAAGACAAATAATTAGGAGGGTACTTAAAATTATTCTTCTCTCTTTCGGAACCATCTTCGCGGGGGAATCCCGATGGCGAAATCGAATCCGTTCTCTGCTGCCCATTGGGAATATCGTTTATTGGATCTTTTATCAAGTTTATTGTCGGCTCCGAATAGTAATTTGATATTGGCTCCAGGATTAGCTTTCTGTACTCCCAGGAGCTTGGTCCGGTCAGAGGAGGTGAGTCTTCCTTTGTATTCAAGGATGCATCCATTTTCGAAGATGAAGTCCGGTGTGTAAGTTGCCCGTTTAACAACCTTTGAGCTTCCGCATTCTTTGCATTCTCCTTTTCTAACCACTTTATCGTAACTAAGCTGTTGGGACTCGTATTCGAATTTGATTTCATGTTCTGTTAACCAAGCAGCCAATTCTTCTTCTTTTTTACTACGGTAGCCTGAACTCCGTTTCTTACCCCAGGCCCAGTTTCGTGGCATTATGCTACTTGTATTTCCTTTGATTCTGAGGCTACTTTGCTATAAGTATTCCAATCCCAATGCCAAGCAATGGCAATCCGTTCGTGCTGGATTGGGTCACTAACATTACCGTCCTTATAAAACCTAAACTCGAAGTCCGGGTATTTCAAGGATTGCATAAGCCCACAAGCTACCTCAAGCTTAGCTCCTCGGGATCGAATCCATTCAGGAAGCAAAATGATTCCTACACATTTCTTGCAGATAAGCTTAATGTCTTCAGCCAGAAAATCGGACCAATCCCCATCGATTTCTTTGTTCTCAATATCCGCTGGCAACTCGATATCAAATCCCTGTTTTTCCAGCTCTTCTTTAGCCTGCAAGAATGCAGGTACGTTAAACTCCTGATAACCGGTCATAGGTCCAGCCAGATAATATTTTTTAACTCCAACCTTCTCCAAGATAATCTCCACTATCATAATCAATTGATACAGTATGTTTATTTAAGTTCAATTGGGCAGACGTATTGTCCACTACTCTGTTTACCTTCTTTAAGTCCTGCCCGGAGAATCCATAGAAGCTGTGCTTGTTCCAAATAGAATTCACGAGCTTTGTCGGCATCGTTAAACTCACCCCGATAACACATCCAGACTCGTGTCGCTGCATCAACTCGCGAGCGTACTCCTGAGAGAACTTTTCGTGCTCCGACTGGGCCCATACCTTTGAGTCCTGGAATATTGTCTGTAACATCTCCTGCGAGCAACTGAGTATAGAATGCCAAGTCTCCTTCACGTTCAGATACTTTTCGGACTCGATCGTTAACCCAATCGTAATGCCATCCGGGTATTTGCAGCAAGTCCTTATCGATGGACACACTAACGGCATCAAGTCCATCCTTGGAAAGCTGGCGACCAATCTCGTCATCAGCTTCGACGTTGTCTCCGACTGTAGCTCCGTATTCACGAATCAAGTACTCCTCTACATCTTTCAGATATTTCGGTTTTTGCTGGACTCGATTGCCCTTATACGGCTTAGTTCTTGCAAGATCGTGACGAAACGTCCGTTCGGGACTGAGAAAGATGGATACTTTGCTCGGATCAAGCTTATCAAAAAGTGATTCGAGGGCTGTTTTACACGCCTGTAATGCGAATTCAAGGGATTGTACCTCTTTTCGTGACCAAATCAGGGAATCATGTTTATCCGCTAGAATCTTAGCTTCTTGGTGTGTATCGAAATGATCAAAAAAACTTTCTTCTTGGTGACCGTATTCCACTAGATATTTAGTCTTCTCCGCCGAAGCTGCGCATCGATATTTGTAAATGTCTCCATCCACTAGAATATGCTTATTCTTAATTTGATCAATCATAAAGGTGGAGTGACGGGCAGGATTTGAACCTGCGACCTCTTAGTACAATCTAAGGCTCTCCCTCCGAGCTACCGTCACCACATTCTCCTTTAGTTAGCCTTAGCCAAATCTAAAGAAAGTTGCTCGCCTTGCTGACTGAACTGGGCTTGCTGTTGAGCTGTGGCCTGCTGAATGCCATCCAGCCAGCTTGTATATCCCAGAGTCACTTCAGAAGTATACTCTACAACTTCTGTATCCCGGTTAATCACCACGTACTGAGGAAGCTTATCGGCTTCCAGGGCACCCACCCATACATCGTAGACGCCTTGGGAGAAAATAGGCTTATCACTCAAAATAGGCTTCTTAAAATTACTCAATTTCTTTTTATTCTCTTTATTTATAAACAATGGTAGGAATTGGAAATACTTCTTTACACTCTATTTCATCAGGATCATACTCGTATGGCTGTTCTTCTTGGTATTCCGTGGCACCTTTAGAATAACGAGTCTCATAGAAACGACCCTCAAACTTGAACACTCTTCTATGAGTTACGTTCCATCTAGAGTGCCCAACTATCTCATCAACTACTGTATTTTCGTCCTCATAGCTTCCGTCCGATAGGAATTCCTTAGAGAACTTCATCTACTTCAACAACTCCTCAAATTTACTGGCAATACGGGTAGCACGATCACGCTTGTCGGCATGAGCATCTGCGAGAAGAGTATTCCTATACGCCTCTTCGTGGTGCGCCCCGACCTTTGTATGGTGCTTTCCGCCAAATCCCGTAATTTACCAACCTTATCCTGAATATCCGAAATTACGGACTCTATACTTGTCTTAAACATCCTTTAACTCCAGTCATCATTATTTTCAATACGTTCTCCTACAGAGACTTCGCTTCCTGATTTATTCGATCTATTTTCCGCAGATGTCTCTCGATCATTTTCCTCCCTATTTCCATCTCCCTCTTTACCCATAAGTTTATTAACATATCGGTCAAGGAGAGCCCAAAGGAACTCTTCCCGCTTAGCTGCGGCTGGGAGCTTGATAACCTCATACTTCAAAGCGAGATCGATGATAGAGATCGCAGTATTTCGGCTCGCTCCGAGTTCCCGAGCGGCGTCATTGACAAAGTCACGAGCTTCCTTACGATCCCAGTAAGCTGCACCACCTCCTGCTCCAGCGCTCGCTGCTTTTGAAAGAGTTCCGATACTAGGGGTCGGAGCTGCTGCGCTATCGGATAGCATCTCGATACTTCCATCTACTTCCAAATATCCTTTAGCATTAGTCTTTTCGTTGAACTTTACCGAAGTCCCCGGATTAGGGGGACGCTTAACTCCGGTACCGAAGAATCCATCTGTCCCATTAACTGAGAAAGAATAAAATCTCTTATTACCGAATTGCTTCTCAAATACCCGACCAATTACACCTTGAATCACTTACCACTTCACCTTCAATTTATGAAATAAATTCTAGAAAATTAATACTTAATTTTCGTTATTTTTTTAATCATCTTACGGGGTATAAAATTCTGACTTAGCATCCCGTTTCCACTTAAACCATACGCAAGTGATAGCCCTTTATTGTCTCCTTTTATAACAAAACCTACTGAAGTTACTAGGGAGGCTCCGTGGCCTTCTTCAGCTATAGCAAGATTTCTCCACCCACTCTCCCCCCAAGCATCTTCCCATTCTACAATAACCAGATCCGGTTTCTTTATTTTCATATTTCATCTTTCTAGGACCTTAGACAACCACAATTCAGGAAAGTTCAAATAATTCAGGATTTGTGTATTTTAATAGTAGGATCACAGTTCGGGCAAGTACCTTCCCCAAATCTACGTAATTTCCCCATTCCAGCTCCACAATATACGCAGAACTCCAGAGTCGAAGGATGCCCTGGTCTTTGATCCGTACATACATCCAAGCAACCGCATTTAAGCTGCTTGCTTGAAATATTCATCGGGATCGAGGTCGTACTTCCTCTCTTTTCCTTGGGACCAATGAGTTCCGACTTTCGTTTCCGTCCCAAGAGGTACTGTAAACCTAATGTCGTACACACGCTTAAGATACCCGAACACGAGATCAGTAAAACAATATTCACAGATTTCACGGAAAATTTCCTCTTCCTCGGGCGGAATCTCAGC